AGAAAAATCCGCTTAGGACAAAAACCTTAATGGCAAGTATAAAAGATATAGCAAAAACAGCAATTGCATTAGGCAAAGGATTGGCTCTTAATAAGCCAAGGACTGGTGCCGACACACCATTTAACGTTAATAAGTTTCTTGGTAAGATGCAGGAAAGAAATAGTCTGTTTAGACCAAGTAGATTTTTAGTCGAGGTATCTGTTCCTAAATGGGCACAAGGCGAAGATGCAGAAACAGCAAAAGATATTACATTCTTTGCTGAACAAGTTAACTTGCCTGGTGTATCATTAATCCCTGCAGACATCAAGAAACAATCTATTGGTCCTTTTGATAGAAGACCGTCGCAAGTTGTTATGCCTGATTTGACTATGTCAGTTATGTTGGATTCAAATGGAAGAAACTTAGACTTTTTTCAGAAGTGGGTTTCTAATGTTTCTAACTTTAATATTTCTGGCGGTGAACATTCTGCAGTAGGTGATGCGGCTTTTGGTGAGCTGTATTACAGAGAAAATTATGTAACTACTATTGCTATCAAAACTTTTGACGTTGGCGGTAGAGAGATTATAACAACTACTTTCTATGAGTGCTGGCCAACACAGTTAGGCGACGTTCAACTTGGATGGAATCAAACAGATCAGTTTGCTATTTTGCAAGTTAACTTTTCTATTCGTTCTTGGACAACGGAAAGAGCAGACGCTCCTGCTGGATCAGAAGAAAGACAAATGGGCGGCTTTGAACAATTGATTAGAATTGGTACAGCAGCTAAAGCACTCAAGGCATCAATTAAGAAACCAAATAATGTTGGTGATGTGATCAATGTAGTAAGTAACGCACAGACGTTCTTAAACTCATTTGGTCGCGGAGGATAATATGGAGAATAAATTATGGCATTACCCAAGATTGACGTACCCGTCTACGATGTAACACTTCCTGTTAGCAAACAAAAGATTTCGTTTAGACCTTTTCTTGTAAAAGAAGAGAAGGTTTTTCTTATTGCTAAAGAAGGAAATGAAAAGGCAGTAGTAAATGCTGTCAAACAAATTATTTCAAACTGCGTTGTTAAACCAGCAAAGTTTGATCCTAAGGATTTAACAATGACAGATGTTGAATACTTGTTCCTTAAGTTAAGAGCAAGAAGCGTAAACAATGTCGTTGAATTAAAGTATAGGGATAAAGAAGATAAGCAAGTTTATGAGTTTCAACTTGACTTAGATGAGATTGAACCATCGTTTGATCCTAAGCATACTGAAAAGGTCATGCTTAATGATAATATTGGTGTTATCTTGAAACAACCAACACTAGGCACTATGGAGAAGTTAAACTTTTCAAAGTTGGATGATAACGAAAACATATGGAAGGTTATTGGATCATCTATTGTAAGTGCTTTTGATAGTGAGCAGGTATATGATGATTTTACAGCCAAAGAGGCTGAAGAGTTTGTAAAACAAATGGACTTAGGCATGTTTGAAAAGATTAAAACTTTCTTTGACACTATGCCAAAACTAAGACATGAGTTTGCTTACAAAAACAGTAATGGTACTGATAGGAAGATTATTTTAGAGGGAATACAAGATTTTTTTTAATATTGCTGAGCCATAATAGCCTAGCAAACTATTATTCTCTCATATTCTCACTGGTTCAGCATCATAAATATAGTATAACAGAGGTTGAAAACCTCATGCCGTACGAGCGTGATATCTATGTTGCTATGTTACTCGACTTTTTAGAAAAGGAAAAAAGAAGGCACGAAGAACGTAAAAACAGGAGATAAACATGGCAGAAGCAACGACACATGACCATGATCGTAACGAAGTAGAAATAGATCTTGACAAGTATATGGAGCTTATTAATAAGCTCGACGCAGCTGAAGATACAATCACAGCTATGAAAGTAGAGGCCGAGGCAGCAAAGAAAAGACTTGCTCCTCCTAAAAGAAGATTATTAGATATATTCTTGGATGACAATGACGTGAATGAAAAAGCTATAGTTGGATTTGCATCATTTGCTATGATGCTTGCATTTGGTATTGTTGATCTTGTTACAGGTTTCTGGGGACAAGATCTTCAGATCTCTGATACTATCTACACATCGTTTGTTGTGGTCACGCTTGGATGTTTTGGTATATCCGAGGCCGGAAAAGCATTTGGGAAATAATATATGTTACCAGTATTAGCAGCAGGAGCGGGTCGCGCATTAGCAGCAGGAGCAGCAGGAGCGGGTCGCGCAGCGATGGCCGTTGGACGAGGCGGTGCAGCTGCAGTAAAAGGCGCTGCTGGCGCTGCTATTGCTGGTGGAATAGTTAGTTCGTTTGTTGGTGGTGGCGGCGGCAGAGGTGGCGACTCTGATGCGGTCGAAAGAATACCACCTGCAAGAGGTACCGCATTAGCATTACCACCCCCACCCACTGATGGAGAACCTCTTGAAGGCGAGTTGATGGATCGAGACGATCAACAGATCGTTAAAATAGATCAGGGGTTATCAGATGTTCAGAGTTCTATAGAAAGACTTCCAAATATGGAGTTGAGTACTCATGATGCTGAGGCTGTAAGATTATTAGATGATATAAAAGGAAACACAGCGGAGACCGCAGCTGCCGTTGATGCTTTAAGAGAGCAACAAGAGCAGAGAGCTGAACTTGAGCCTGCTGCGCAAGGACCAGAGGACACTGTCACTGATCCAAACCAAACAACTACAGGAAAGACAGACCCAAAGAAAGTTGACGGGCCATTCATGAAAGCTCTGAAGGGTTTGTTCAAAAAGCTATCGCTTGGTCTAATTGCTGCTGGTGCAATTGTATTATCATTGTTGGGTCCAGGTGGCGTCGGAATATTTCAAAAACTTAAAGATGCATTTGAAACAATCAAAGAAGCGCTTGCCCCTCTCATTGTTAAATTTGTTAACGATATCTTTCCTAAACTTCAAGAGCTATTTGGTCATTTGATAACTGGCTTTGCTGGTTTGATTGAAAATGTTATAGCTCCTGCAATAGATTTTGTATTGCCATTAGTTACAAGTGCTGTAGGCTTTATTGTAGATTTGATTGGTGCTGTTGCAAAATTCTTAACGGATCCTATTGGCTACATTCAAGATGGTATTGCGATGACTGCTAACTGGGTAGATGGAATTATTATTAAGGTAGCTGATTTCTTTAACTCTATTATAAACGGAATAGCAGACATCATTGAAAACATTCCTTTTATGGGGGATGCAGCTAAGAGTTTGAGAGAGTCAGCAACGCTTGGTTCAGATGCAAGAGGTAGAGTTGATAGGCGTGAAGGTGAAATGGCTGAGCGAGAAGCGGCTAGACAATTAGACGCAATGGATGAGATTGACTTTGATTCTCCTCCTAACGAATTCTTCAACGCAGTACAAGAAAAAGTTTCATCTGGTGAGATCCAACCAGACGTTGGTCAAGCAATGATCAATGCATATAATCAAGAACAAGAAACAAGAGCTAGAGAACAAGGTGGAGAGGCTGCTACAATTGGTGCGCAACTAGAACCTCCTGCTCCAACTCCTACACCTGAACCAGAAGCCGTTGAATCGCCAAGAGAAAGACGTGCGCGACAAAGACAAGAAAATATTAAACAAAGAGACGATCTCAATTCTGCGATAGAGAAAGGAATCTATAATAAGAATATGATTGGTGATAGTGATATCGACTATCCAAGACTACCTGAAGCTACGGACGATGAGTTGAAAGCTATTGTTAAAGATGGCGATCTTAGTGATGAGGATATGAGATCAGTTCAAGCTGAATTGATGTCAAGAGAAAGAGAGGCTTCAATGGAAGCTCCTGGCGAGACTGCAGGACAGGCTAGTGCTGTTGCTGGTGCTACAGGAGCTGAAAGACAAGCTAGCGAAGAAGCTCAAGGTGGTGGCGGTAGCCAGGTAAACGTTGCAGCTCCAAGCGTTAGCACTAATAGCACAAACGTATCTAACTCAAGAACTGTCGTTCTTCCACCTAATAATTCATTGTCTGTTGGCGGTAGAGGTCCTCTACCATTTGGCGGTCAGTAATTACTCGACATCTAATTCAATAATCACTGTCTTGGGTTCGCCTGGTTTAGGCTTGCCACTTTTAGCTAGCGTATCAAATGCTGCTGCAATACCCATTTCAAAATGTTTCTTTTTAGCGTGAAAGTAGCCGTGTAGAAAAGCTGCTGGTAGCAATAATACTACCAGCAGTTGTCCAATTGTGAACGATTCTAACATTAGTCTTCTTGAGCTAGTTTAGCAAAGAAGGAAACGCTTGCATCGTCATCATCAAACGATTCTCTTTCTTGAGAAGGTTCTTGTGGAGCCCTTTCAGGAATAGAAGGAGCAGGGGCTTGTTCAGCAGTTGTTGTTGCTGGAGCACCACCATCAAGACCAAGCACTCTATTGAGTTTGGCTTGAAGCTCTTCGTAAGTTTTGAAGTTAGATGGATCGACGAACTCTTTTAGAGAGTATTCAGATTTCCAAATACCTTCTAGTTTATCATCGTCCTCTAATAGAGGAGCTGACTCATCAAATTCTGATTTATCATAGTTCCTGTATCCCTCAACGTTTCTAATCTTCAGTTTGAAGTCTGCGCCACCCCAAAGATCAAATGGATTCATTGGAGACTCATCTTC